TTTCTTCGAGTGTTCTTTTTCTTCAGAGTATGTGAAACAAGTTTCTTACTCTTAGGGTCTTTGTCGGTATAGCGATAACGAACGCTTTTACCGTCTTTCTTGAAAGTTTTTCCATAATTATACTTGGCCATCAGAAGCACACTCCTGTTAATTTGCCAAGAAGGGCATCACTTACACCCAAAAGGTGCAGAATTCCGATAGTGAGCAAATACTCTAATCGGTTATTCTTGATGTGATTGAGAACGGAGGCACCAGTAACAGCCTCCTTGACTGTAGTCACAGTTTCAGCAGGAATAATAGAACTCATTGACGGTTCATCTCCTGCATAGGTTCTTGCAAATATCCTCGATGATCTCCAGGGAGAAGTCGAAGGATAAGTGTAATTGAAGCAGCAGCGTCAGCAAGAACGGTATTGAACTTAACCAATCCACAGGGGAACACTCCACCAATTGCGGTATCGGATCCACCAATAGTTGAAGATGTGATTAAAAGTTTATCATGGAATTGCATTCCATCACCATCGTATTGAATTCCGCCGCCAGGGTAAACAGTATCAGGGTAGAATACTCCTGGTCCGGCGCCTTGAATAGGTCCGCCTTCAAACGGATATGGTGCAGAGTTATTCTCACTGATTAAATCTTCAAGAATTTCGTGAGATTGTGTAACCCCTTCATTAGAAATTGCACTCATCCAATTTTCGGGGTCAAGTCCTGCAACGTCTGAAGCGTCGGCAGGAACGTTAGGGTCAGTGCCAGACGGCGGCAAAGCACGGCCTGCTGCATAACCTTCGATTAACGAAACAGCATCTAGTCCAGTAGCTGCAGAAACGCCAGGATAATTGGCGCCTGTCGCAATGAGTTCCAAGTCATGCATGGTATCATCACCAGCCACAGGTGCAAGAGAAGATGCGATCGGAATGTAAACCTTAGAAGATTCCCATTCACCTTGCCTAAAATTAATCATATTAGGCGTAATATTAGCATCAAACCCAAGGGCATGATGAGCAGAGTCGGCATATATTTTAAAATCCATAAAGCGAGGGGAAATACTTTCTGTTCCCTCTAACGCTTTATTGTTCATAGTCTGCCAGGTTTTAAACGACTCAACCCAAGCATTGGCTAAAACCCAAGTTGTTGGGAGTTTTTCAATAGTAACGGATCCAGTAGGAAGAGGTTGTCCAGGAATTGGTTGAAATTGGACTTCCATGGAAGCCACTGGAATTTGCATTCCTTGACGTAGGAATTTCCGGTTCATCACCGACAACACTTGATTTATATCTAAATAACTAGTGCCAGCAGCCAAAGCAAACTCGATTTCGAGGACTGCAGGTTCAGGTTTTCGGATATATTGCATAGGATTTCCCTTAGCCATATCCGTATCGTATAGTCGGGGGTCTATAAACTCGCCCCGTAGCGCCAGCGGAAAAACAAGTTCCTCCCTACGAAGGCTGGTTCAGGTATGCATGCACACCATTCCCATCTTCTTCGCCCTTTCCACCGGAGGTGAGGGTCTAAAAACTTAGTACATCAGATGTGTAAGTTTTCACGGGCACATGCAGATATTAGGATCGCCAAGTTGACACTTTGGAGACCTTCTGCAGTTTAGTTCGTCAAGAGACTTAGATCTAAACTTCTTTTGAAGTGTATTATGAATAACTTCTAGCTTAGGTTTTCTACAACATGCCTTACGACATTTCATTGTAGTTCTATTGCGGTTGAGACACTCTGGTGTCATCGCCAACACCCACAATAATCGTACCCGCAATTAATACATCGGGATACGGACCCCAATAAAGAAGATTGAGGGCCTATTAATTCATACCGTTCCATAACCATAGGTTAGAACAGGCGGTATTACAAGTTTATGCCTAAAAGACGCTTATTTGCGACTAAATCATAGACATCGTAGGCTAGCATGGCCCAACCGATACCAGGAATAACCTTGAATCCGATTCGACCTCCAATACGGGCACCTCTAGCCATTGCCGCACGTGCGGCGACAGCCTTCTTTGAGTTACCAACTAAAATACGGGCTGATGTAGGCCATGCCAAATGTTGGCCAATAGACGCTCCCAGCCTATAAGCCGGTGAACTTGCTCGCTGGAAAGCCAGACGATCTGCTTGTGCTGCTACAATTCCAAAACGTGCAGCATCAATACCTTTGTATCCATAGGATATCATTGCAGGATTACCCATCGAAGTCAAATGAGCAATGGGATAAACTTCAGCTAGTAAATTAACTGATTGCATAAAGACATGCGCACGCAATTCTTTATTATTTTTTACGCCAGACTCTCTAATGTGATCATAAGATGCCTGGGCTCCCCAATTCGTGAATGGAGAATAAATCATTCTACCCACTCCATATTACAACGCTCACAGACGAAATGCCATATCGGCCTTTCATGAGTTTCGTCGACACAAACAGAGCCGACTTTGTCTGAATCGCACTTTGGACACATCGAATCACTTCTTTGTCGTTTTTCTTCGAGTGTTCTTTTTCTTCAGAGTATGTGAAACAAGTTTCTTACTCTTAGGGTCTTTGTCGGTATAGCGATAACGAACGCTTTTACCGTCTTTCTTGAAAGTTTTTCCATAATTATACTTGG